CTGGTGCTGGCGCTGGTGTATGTGCCCGCAGGCGCATCCGCCATCACGCTGGAAAACCTCACCGACGTTCGGGACAATGAGTGGTATTGTGGATATGTGCAAAGCCTTGTGGATACTCCTATCCTCAAGACTTATCATTCCCGCTATATCGCGCCCCTGAATGATACGACCGTCGCGCCGATCGGCGTCGTCGGATTCAATGCCGGAGGCGACCTGTTGAACGTGTACGTCAACGGCTTCCGCCTGGCGCCCGGCGCGGAGTATACCATCAACACGACCACGGCGAGCATCACCCTGCTGGAGGCCGTGGACGCGGGGACTATCGTCGACTTTGAGGTGTATAGGCCTGTCATGGCGGACGACGTACCGACCGCCACGGAGACCGTCCTGGCACTTGTGCAGGAAGTCGCCGACTTGCAGTCTGCTTTGAACACCGAGCGAGCGGAGCGCGCGGCAGCCTTTGCCCAGGTCGCGCCCATCGGCGCGGGCGACTTCAATTTCGGCGAGGCGTTCGTCGTGACCGGCTTCGCATCCAGCGAATCGACGCGCATCTATTTCTCCATTCCGATCAATCGTCCCATTGCGGCGACGGCTGCAACCATCAAAAAGCTGGAGGTCGCGGCACGTCAAAGCGAATCCTATGTCCTGGGCTCCGCGTCGTCCTTCTACGACATCGCGGGCGACATCGTGTCTGTGCGCATGTCCAATAACGGCATGCTGACCATCGTCGCAGCGCCGACGTTCTCCGTCGCGCCGTTCAATAACGCCGAGGTATCTTTCTACGTCAACGCGGGCGCCGTCGTCACGTTCGCGTGATAGGCAGACAACGCAAAAAGGGAGGGCAAACGCCCTCCCTATTGCTATTTTTGCATTGTTGCCTCATCGGTAGTATCACAAATCATCCATCCGATGAAGCAACACCCCGGCAAAAAGAAATCACAGCTTCAAATGCACGGTCAACTCGAACGGATTATCAAACGGCCCCTTTTCCCGGTCGTAAACAATTTTTGAGATAATCGACTTTAGGACGACGTTTTTCTCCGTGGCCGTGATCTTGTCATTATCCAGCGCGTCGATGGCTGCATGCAGGCGGATGAGCGCGTCCTGATAATCGACGACCTCCGGCATTTCCTCTTTGGCCTTTTCAATGGCGGCCCTGGTGGCGTCCATATCCTTGACTAACTTCGCACGTCGACGGTTGAATACCTCCGGCGTGTATTCTTTTTTCTCCAGCAGGTCGTAAAGGTAATCCTCTTTTTCTTCGAGGGCTTCCATCTTATCCAGCAGGGCGGCGAGCTGCGCTTCCTTGATCTCGCGGCCAGTATGTGCTCCGCTGCTGATCTTCTCCTCGATCTCCGCGACATTTCCCCGCAGCGCGTCAATGAGGCCCGCTATCATTTCATCCGCCGCGATGGACTTCACCGAGCAACGGCTGCGCAGACGGCAGACATACCGCGACCATTTCCGGCCCTTCGAGCTGCTGGTGGTGCGCCCGACGGCATACCCGCAGCGCTTGCAGTACATCAGCCCGGCCAGCGGGTCAACCTTTTGCACATCTCCCTTCGCGCGGCTTGTGCGGCCCATTAGGCTTTGCACTCGCTCCCATAGGTCTGCCGGGATAATCGGGTCGTGCAGGCCCTTTGCTTTGATAATCTGATCTTCCGGGGCCTTGATGCGCACCTTTTGCAGGCGTCCATCCTTGTATGTCTTTATCGTTTTCATTTCCCCATAGGTGACAATGCCGATATAGGCGTCATTTTTGAGCATCTGCCGGACGGTTTTCTCGTGCCAAAATTTCATCTTCCCGCTGGGCGTCGGGATACCCATATCCGATAACTTATTCGCAATCGTCATCGGCCCCTTTCCGGTAGCATAGTCCTCATAAATCATGCGCACGAGGGGCGCGTCGGCGTTCTCCTCCAGGGTGTACTTCTTATTTTTGAGCTGCACGCGGTCATATCCGAACGGAATCTGCGGGGAAACCCAATATCCCATCGCAGCGCTGGCCCGGCGGCCACGGTCGAGAATCTCCTTGATGTATTCCAGGAAGTCCCCGCCCCGCTTCAATTCCTCCTCGAACTCGCGGCGGCTGTATTTGTCCTCCAGGTTATAAAAGCGGGTGGGCGTGACGCATAGCGTGTCGGTGTAGCGCAGGGCGTGCACGACGGTTCCACAGTCCAGCAAGTCGCCGCGGGTCAAACGCTGTGGCTCCATCACCAGGACGGCCCGCGTCTTTGCGTCCTGCACCTGCTCCAGCAGCCTTTTCATCTCCGGGCGGTCGTCGATGGTCTCGCCGCTGACAACCTCGCGGAGAATGTTTTGTTCCGGGATTTTCGCACCCCATGTGCGCTGCGCATACTCCTGAAGCTGCATTTCATGCCGGGCAAGGACTTCCTCGACGGTCTCGTTCGGGTCGTCCTGGCGTGATTTACGCAAGTATATCAATATCTCATCTATCGTTAATGTGTGTAGTTTATCGTATGGAAAGTATCTGTAATCCATTGTAATCCCCTTTTCTCTTTATGTGTTTACCCCCGTTTGGTCGATGATGCTTTGCGGCAGGTGGAGGAAGCTTTCCAGCCAATAATAACCGCGCGACGGGTCGGCCAGGTCGATGATCAGCGTCACGATGATATACAGCAGCGCCAGCACGGACAGGATGGCCAGCCCGGTGACGAACTTATTCTTTCGCTTGATCTCCCCGCGCAGGAAGTGCAACTGCTCCTCATGGCGCTTGTTTGTGTTGGCGACCAGCGTCGTCAAATCGTCATAATTCTTCTTATACTGCTGGAGACTTTCGTCGCGCTTTGCGATCTCCGCTTCGAGCTCCTGCATCTTCTTTTGCAGCGCTTCATCCTCCTGGAGCGCCCCGCAGGGATTCCCGGCCCACGCGCCGCCGGTCAATGCCTTTAGCAGCGGGCGGATGGTCTCATATCGGAAATCGAAATGTTCCCCGGCGAAAAGCCGGTCGATGGTACCCTTCGGCATGCCGGACAATTCCGCCAGCCGGGCGTTTGATATGTGCAGCCCCGCCTTGCGTGCCTTGCACCAGGCAAGCAGCTCCGACGTGTTCATGGCGAAGAAGTTGGGGCCGTCGCAGGAAATGCCGATTTTCTGGCATTTGATGCACTCGCTGTACATGTCTTTTCTCCTATCTCGCTAAACGAAGCGGGATGATTTACCGAAATGAAGCGATAAATATCCCTGTTTGAAGCGCACAATTCACCTTTGCTTATTGTGATTTTTCGTCGCGGATGATAGGATTTATCCAGGTCGCAAGGCCTATCATCCCCCCGCTTGCAGGGGCGCATCGGTTGGCGCTGGGCGCTCCTGCATTTATCCTTTTTTGTCGAAGTTTTCCGAATATGGTATCATATATTGCAAATTCGGAATCTTTATTGTAGTATAGCTTTTAGAACACTTGTTTGTACTAAAGCAGAAAGGAAAGAGCAACCGTGTCAAAGGAAGAAATCGTCCAACAAATCATCGAAGCAATACAGAAATGCAACGACATCCCCTTACTTGAATTTATCAGACGGCTGCTCATCAAAAGCGCTTAACATCTGATGAATGCCCGCACACTTCGCGGCGTCGAATTTATAGAGAAACTTCACCAGGTCGCCGTATGCGGCGTCCGTTCTCATTCGGACGAAGATATCCGCCAGGAAATCCGCGTCCTTTTCTTTTTCTTCTGTGAGCTTTTCTTCTATCAAGTCCGACTTCTGTATGCCGAAATATGCGGCCATCGCCTCGATTTTACCAATCCGGGGATAAGTAACTGCCTTTATCCAATCAAGGAAGGTCGTATACTTAAACCCCAACGCCTCGCATAACTGCTGGTTGGTAACTCCTTTGGCCTCCATATATCTTTTGATATTGGCAGCCATTATTCGCTTATTCTCGTCTGTATGCATTTTATCACCTCCCCATGATTTCATATTATACTGGGGAAACCATAAAAAAGTCAATATAAACCACAATTTATTACGGAAAAACCATTGACAAAAACAGAAAGCTATACTACAATAGCATTACGGTTTTTCCGTATTTCTTTGTAGGAGGTGGCAACGTGGCCATTGAACGCATTGACCTGCCCACGGCGCGAAAGCACGCCAAGCTCACGCAGGCAGGCCTCGCTAAAATCTGCGGCGTGTCCGTTAGTACTGTGGCAAACTGGGAGCACGGCAAGACCGAGCCCACCGTGTCGCAGGCGAAGATCATTGGAGCGGCCTGCGGCGTGCATTATGACGATATTATTTTTTTACCCGCAGATACGGTTTTTCCGTAATTCAACAATAAGACCAAGCCGACAAAAAACACAAAAAGAACAATAAGGGAGGCGGCATCCGTGAGGAGCGTAACCAAGCAATACGGCAATGCCATCGTGACGGTGGTATTCGCCGACATCACCCCGGAGGAGCGCCAGCGGCGCATCGAGCATGAAGTCAAGCCCGCCCTGGCCCGGTTCGGACGGGCAGCCATCGCGGCGGGCGTCGATCTGGAAGCCTACTCGCGGGAAAAGGCCGCGAGGCGGCAAGGAGGTGCGATCTGTGAGCGCAGTGCGTGATAATAACTTTTTCGTGGTGCATGGATGGATGCTCAACCAGTTAGGGCTAAAGGGAAACGAGCTGCAAGTCTATGCCATCATTTACGGATTCAGCCAGACGAACGGCCAAGAGTTTACCGGGAGTCTGCAATATCTGGCCGACTGGACGAACGCCTCGACGCGCACCATTATGCGCAGCCTGCAAACGCTGGTCGAAAACGGCCTGCTTGCGAAGCGGGAGAGCTACAACAACGGCGTGAAAGCCTGCGCGTATCGGTGCCCGTTCCCCATTGAAGGTACTGACAAAATGTCACCGGGGGTGGTGACAAATTGTCACGGGGGTGCTGACAAAATGTCACCGGGGGTGGTGTCAAAATGTCATGGGGGTGGTGTCAAAATGTCCACCAATAATATACCTGATAACATACCGGATAACATACCTGATAAAAAAGAGATAGGGGGGCAAGCCCCCACCCCTCCCCCGGAAAAGAAATCCACGAAAAAGGCCGAGGCGGACACCGAGGCCATCCTGGCCAGGTACACAACCGACCCGGCGACCCTGGAGCTGCTGCGGGAATGGCTGAAAGTGCGCAAGGCCAAGCGGGCACCGCAAACGGAAAAGGCCCTGACCCTCAACCTGGACAAGCTGGACACGCTGGCCCAGGAGAGCGGCCTGGCCGTGCCTGCATACCTGGAGGCGGTCATCGCTCGCGGCTGGGCTGCATTCTTCGCCATCAAGGACGGGCCGAGCCCCGCCGGTGGAGGCTACCAGCGACCGCAACCGGAGCGCAGCCGCATCAAGACCGAGGCGGACTACGCTGCCGGGCTGCAAGGGTGGGGGTGATGGCGTGCGAGCGATTGTACCCTGCAAGGGCTGCCCAGACCGGACCGCCGGGGACCGGGCAACCGCTTGCCATACCACCTGCGAACGATATGCGGCATACAAGGCCGCGAAGGAAGCGGAGAACAACGCCCGGCGCGATTACGTCCAGGTACACTCCGCCATGATGGAGGGCCGCGTGCGCGTCAAAGAGACGCCGCCCTCCCGGAAAATCCGGCAGACCGGTGGAGGGTGAGAACATGAGGCATGCACCCTGCAAGGGCTGTCCAGATCGGACGACCGGCGACCGGACAACCGACTGCCATGCTGCCTGCGAGAGATACCAGGCATTCCGGCAGGCCAAGATCGAGGAAGGCCGACGCCGCCGGGAATTCTACAACGTGCGCGGCGCGCTCCAGGAGGGCCGCCAGCGCCGGGAGCGGGTGTCGTATAGCTCCATTCACGGAACCCGCAAACATGAGAAACATTGAGAAACGGTCAATTTTACCCCTGTGGGCGCGTCTGGCCGCTGGACGAGGAAATACCCATCCGGCGGCCCAGGCGGGCAGGAGGGCCGCAAAACGGCAGGAACGCGGCGAAGTTAGAAGGGAGGGGCGGCGGCGTGATTGTTTCCGACTGGGTAGACCGGGACGAACGCCTCCCCACGGAGGCGGATGCAGACGTGCAGGGATGCGTGATCGTGTGGCACGCCTACAACGGCGTCATGATTACCGGCTGGTTCAATGTGGCGCATAACCGGTTCATCTCCCATTGGATTCCCGCCATTCCCCGCCCGGAGAACATCGACCCGAAATACAAACAGAGATAGGAGGCGGACAGCCTGGCGAAACGAACGATACACCACTACACCGAATGTCCATACTGCGGCAGCGAGGCGGGCTACTACACGCGGGACGCATACCGCGTCTTGATCAACCGGCGGCACACCTACGACGGAGAGATCGGGACGACCACCCGCAAGCGCGTCCGGGACTACATCCCCGGCAAGCGCGCCTATTGCGTCGACTGCGGCATGTATATCGCGCCCACACGGCGCAGGCGGAGGCGCTGACCTTCGCCCTCATGCGCGGCCTGGTGGCCTTGCGAGGTTCAATTCCTCGCCCGCGCCCTACATAACGACCCGAAAGGGAGGATTCACAACATGGACAAATACACAGAGATCATCAAGGCCATGGCCGAATGTGCCGGGCCGGACTGCGGCCTGACCTGTCCCTACAAGGACAAGAGCGCAGGCGGCAAGAGCTGCCGGGCGCTGCTGCTGGAGGACGCCATGCAGGCCATCGTCGGCGAGGAGGCACGCGCGGATGCTGCCGAGGCAGACCGGAACAGGCTGATCGACGACGCCGCCAACCTGGAAGCCGCCTATAAGACCGTCCGCGAGGAGCGGGAAGAGCTGGACAAGGCGCTCACGTGCGTTATCCAACATCGGGACGAACTGCTGCACGCAAAGGATACCCTGCGCGAGCGCTGCCAGGTGCAGCAGAACGAAATCAACGCCCTGGTGCTCAAATTGGGCAAGCAGGAGGACGAAACCGACCGACCGTCGGTTTGTTCTGACGACATGGCGAAGCAGATCGGTGAGCTGGTCGCGCATGCCAACTACCAGCAAGGCCGGGCGGACACCCTGGCGGAGATCGTGGCGCGCTGCTCATTCGGTGGAGGCGGTCGCCATGACTAACCAAATGGCGCTTGCCCAGGCGGCGCAGATCATCGAAGCGCGCAAGGCGGCAATGCGGGAGGAGCAGAGGCTTGCGAACCCGTTCGCGGGCCTGCTGGACGGCGCGAACAACGCGGCGCGGGCGCGCCAGGAAGAAAAGACCGGCCATGAGGACGACTACATCGGCCCGGACGGCCTGCTGATGTGCGGCCGCTGCCATACCCCTTGTCAAATGGTGGTCGATGTGCCGGAATTCATCGACCCATCAGGGAAACGCACCGTTTTCCATGCGTGCGCCTGCATAATTGCAGAGCAAAAGGCGTGGGAAGCGGAGCAGGAGGCCATCCGGCGGAAACAGCGCATTGATGAGCTGCGAATAAACGGCGCCGAATCCCGGCGATATGCGGAAATGACCTTTGATGCAGACGACGGCGGCGGTGACCGGCAAGTGGCAGCCAGGGCGCGCAACTATGTGGAAAACTGGCAGGAGACGCGCGAGCTGCCATCGCCTGGCCTGCTGCTATTCGGCGGCGTGGGCGGCGGCAAAACGTTCTGGGCGGCGTGCATCGGGAATGAGCTGAAAAAACAGGGATATAGCGTCCTGATAACAAATGTCCCGACCCTCACAAGCCTGATGGCAGAGGACTTCGAGCGGAACAAGCGCCGCATCCTGGACAACATCGCAAGCGTTGACCTGCTGGTGCTGGACGACATCGGCATCGAGCGCTCCACCAGCTACGGCCACGAAAAGCTATATGAGATCATCAACACCCGCGACCTATCAGGCCTCCCGCTGATCGTGACAACGAACCTATCCTTTCAAGAGCTGGAAAACCCGCACCAAATGGAGTATGAACGCGTATTCGACCGCATCATTGGCATGACGCGCCCTGTGCACGTCAAGGCAGACGGTCGGCGCAAGCGCATCGCCCAGGAGAGTAGCCGTCAAATGGACAAGCTGCTGGGCCTATCATAAGGAGGTACACATGGACAGAGAAGAACGCAGCGTCATCCAGCTGCACATCCTGGCCCTTTCCCGCTGGCTGAAAAACGGCGGCAAGGTGGAGAAACCGAACCCGGCGGAGATGGACGCCATCATCGCGGCCATGGACGCCATGAGGAGCCTGGCCAACGGCTGGGAGAACTACGAGCAGCCCATTGCCATTCTGAATTACCATGTCACCCATCCGACCGCGCTGCTTTTCCGTGACCCGGTGACGATCAAGTGCATCAAAATCGCCATTGACGCCCTGGAACGCAAGGCAAAGGGGAGGCGCTGAACATGATGCGATGCACCAAGGAAGTGCAGCGAGAATGCAAGTACGCACGCATATGCGGCCCGGACTGCGAGGTCGCCGACGATAGCGAATGCGCGGACTTCATCACGGAGGTGCTCATGCGCCGGGTGAAGGCCCAGGAGGCCACCGACGCGGTGGAGGCTGAATACCTGCGCCAGGAGCGCCAGGCAATACAGGAGGAAATCATGCCATGATTGATGCGGAGAAGGTTGAAAAGGGCCTGGAGGCCTGCACGACGGGCGCCATCGGCTGCAAGGGCTGCCCGTATTTCAACAGCGGCGGCAGTTGCGTGAGCGACTGCATGCGAGACGCGGCGGAGCTCATCCGCCAACTGAAAAACGGCGGGGAAACGCCCGCCACGATGGAGGTTTGACAATGGCCCTGATGTATGATATGGAGACCGTCAACAAGGCAATGACCGAGGCTGCCAAGCTGTACGACCCGAAGCACAAGTCTGCCAAGCGTGTCAAGAAGGTGCTGGACATCTTCGCAGCCATCAAGCCGCTGGAGCTGCACACGAGGCACGCGCACTGGGTGGCCGAAATAGAGCGAATGGGGAATTATTCCCATTGTTCCGAATGCGGGTGCCGCTGCCAAGGGTATGCGCCGAATTATAAATACTGCCCAGGCTGCGGCGCGAGGATGGACGGGGAGGAGGTACCGGAAAATGGCAAGGCCTGACCTTATCAGGCGCGCGGATGCGCTGGATGCGCTGCAAATTGTGGCTGCGTGGAGTAACAAGTGGCAGCGACGGGCATTGTCGCAGGCTTATGACAAGCTACATCGTGTGGCGGCTGTGGAGGCGGAGCCGGTCGTGCATGGGCGGTGGGAAAAGTCGGACGTCCCGCATGAGAAATACCGTTGTTCCGCTTGCGGTGGTGCTTGTTGGTATTATGACTATGAGGCAGACGTCGCAAGAAGCCGCTATTGCCCCAACTGCGGCGCGAAGATGGACGGGAGGGTGGACAATGCTCCCTGATAAGCTGCAAGCGATCTCCGACCGCCTGATGGAGAAGCGCGAGCGTAAGGCGACCATTGCCAGGGTGAAAGCCCAGGCGGAACTTGACACCATCCAGCGCGAGACCGATGCATATTTCGACGGTATTTATGATGCGCTGCGAGCTGTGGAGGAGGAGGAGAAAAATGCTGACGCTGCCCATCAAGCAAAAATGGTTTGATATGATCGTCTCCCATGACAAGCTGTAGGAATACAGGGCGACGACCAACTACTGGAGGAAACGGCTTGCCTCCGAACTCGCCCGGCAAGGGGGACGGCCTGGCTGCAAGGGGCTGAAAGTGCGCATTCGCGCCGGGTATCGCAAAAACGCCCCCATGGCGGAGCTGACCCTTGCGGGAATTACGGTGGGAGAAGGTCGCCCGGAGTGGGGCGCGGAGCCGGGCGTGGAATACTTCCGGCTGCATATCGAATCGGTGGAGGTGCGGAAAACATGGGAATCCTACTGGTAATCCTTGCCCTGCTGGGCGGCTTCGCGTTCGGCATCTGGAGCACGGTCTGCACCATCGAAAAGCACTATCATGGGGCCTGGGTGGCCCTTGTCCTGGAGGTCAAGCTCAACAAGCAGAAACGGGCGGACGCTGCCCGCGATAAGGAGGCCCAGCCGTGAACGTGCGCAAAAAGCCTCCGCTGCGCTGCCGGATTGCTCGTGCGCTGATCGGTGAAAGCTTGTCCGCGATGTATAAGTGCACCCTGGGCCGCATGAATACGAGTTACCATAAATGCAAGAAATGCCCTGCATACTTCCATAGAGTCACAATTCGGAGATGGGAAGAAGCGATAAAGCCCATGAGCAGGGGCGGCAAGAATTGCAGAATCGTCATTGTCGATGAAATGCACGAATACAAGACATCCCCTCAAAAGGAGGCCCAGCCGTGAACATGCGAAAAATCTCGATCATGCACCGGGTGTTCGGCAGGCTGCCGGGGCACACCTGCGAGGACTGCCCGGCCCTTGCCTGCTACATGGCGCCATCCGGGCGGCGGTATTATAAGTGCCTCGCCTATGGCAACAGCCCCAGCGCCGCGTCTGATTGGGCAAAGAGCTGGCCCGCCTGCGGCATGTGGGGCAAGGGTGTCCCGCGAGGGCATGTCCCGGTCATGAGGCGGAAAGACGATATTCCCATCGAGGGGCAAATATCCATGTTTGAGGAGGTGAACGAATGAGCGAAGCACAAAAAGCGGAATCTGTCAACGAATTTGTTATTTCCGGGCGCCTGCCTGGGCTGAACCAGTACACCAACGCATGCCGCACCCATTGGTCGCGGGGCGCGAAGTTGAAACGCCAGACGGAGGAGCACATCGGCTGGCACATCCTGGCCGCCAGGGGCGCAAGGAAGCTGCGCCCGGTGCATGGGCCGGTGTCCCTGGCCATCGAATGGCACGAGAGCAACCGGCGCCGCGACTTCGACAACATCGTGAGCGCGAAGAAGTTTATCCTGGATGCAATGCAGAAAATGGGCATCATCCCGAACGATAACCGCGAGTATGTCCGCGCGATCTCCGACGAAATCGTGGACGACGACAAGGATTTCGTGGTCGTGAGGCTTTACGACGTGAAAGAATAACGCCGGAGGAGGTGGAGGCCGTGGACGCATGCAAGAGGGTCGACCAGGCGCTATGCGTCTATGGCGAGATCAAGCGCACGAGGACGGAGGGCGGGGAGAATACCGCCGCATTCATGGCCCGTATGACTGCGGCCATGGGCCACCTGTCCGTCGATGAGCTGGAGACGATCAAAAGCCTGTACGTCATGGAGCTGACCCAGGAGGAAGCGGCAGAGGCCACCGACTGCGACCCGTCCACCATATCGCGGCGGAAAAAGCGGGCACTGGAGCGGCTGGCGCTGCTGCTGTATCCTGACCAATACTTGACAGATAATGCGATGGTATAGGTGGTGCTATGAATTTAGAAGGTGTATCAAAGCTGGCACGCGAAGCCTTGCGAGCGATGGCTGATGCGTGCGAATCGTTCAAGACGGGGGTGGAGGATATAGTGGAGGAGACGGGGCTGGCGTCCCTGTCTTTCTACTTCGAGGATTTGACATATCTCGCCGATCTCGCCGAGGAGGACATGGCCGTGCCTGACGGCAGGGATTGGCAGCGGGACAGAGAACGCGAGGCCATCCCACGGGAGCAGGCGCGCGCCGCTGCCCGCTACAAGGCCCACCGCCACATGATGACCGAGCACAAGGCCCGGCAGCATCTCCGCCGCCGAAAATACCGGAGCGGAGCGAATGCGGGCTGGTATTGATCACATAGCCGGGGAAATCCCCGGCTTTTTTCATGCTCGCTTGAATAGTGCGAATTGTGGTAATATTATAGCAATATAACAAAGGAGTGGGAGCATGGATAGACAACCAAAAATAGAGATATACAAGGGCAACGCCCTGGACGTGCTGCGGGGTGACGTGGGCCGCTTCGACGCGATCATAACAGACCCACCATATGCAAGCGGCAGCACGCTGGCCGGGAAACAGGTAGCAACTGGCAAAAAGTACACGAGCACAAAGAAAAACTGTCCGTTCCCGGATTTTTGCGGGGATGCGATGGACACCCGCGCATGGTCGCACATGATGCGGGAGCTGCTGGAGGCGGCGCGGGAGAAATCAACACCGGGGGCGCCGCTGGCTATCTTCATTGACTGGCGGAACCTGCCGACGCTGACCGACGCCATACAATGGGCCGGGTGGAGCCTACGCGGCGTGGCCGTGTGGGACAAGGTGACCAGCCGCCCGCAGCGGGGACGATTCCGCCAGCAAGCGGAATTCCTGGTCTGGGGAAGCAACGGGCACATGCCGGTCGATCGTGGCGTGCCATGTCTGCCGGGTGTATTCCGGGCGACCAACGTCCAGGGCGGCGAGCGCATCCATCAGACGCAAAAGCCGCTGGAAATCATGCGGGAGATAGTGAAGATCACCGTGCCGGGCGGGCGCATCCTTGACCCGTTCGCCGGTTCCGGCAGCACGCTGGCGGCGGCCAGGGTGGAGGGGTACGACGCGGCAGGAATAGAAGTGCACGGAGAGATCGCAGCGGCGGCAGCGGAGCGCCTGGGGGTGGAGGCTGTGGACGTGTACAACCGAATAGCGGCATAAAAAGGCGCGGAGCTATCCGCGCTTTTCGCATGTGCAGACAAGAAAAGGGCCGCTTTTCAGCGGCCCCCTCGCGAGCTTGCAGACAATGGCGGGGCGACACTCCCGCATCTCCTAACATGGGCGACGGCTGCCCGTTCCGTCCTCAATGCCTGCAACCTATTTTTATGCAAGAAAAGTATACACTATGATAATTGGTTTTGTCAAGGTCTTTTTAAGGTTCCCTTTGCTATGAAATTCTTCACGCGATTGGTGCCCAGGACATACAGAGAACGGGCGAAGTGTTTTCCGGAGGAGCTGACGCGCACGGCTACCTTGACGAACTCCCCATCGACGATAAATTCCTTGACGTACTCGATGGAGCCGTCCTTTTGATTAAGGCCCACATAATCGGGGGCGGCAAGGATATTCGGAATCTCCGCGCCGTATTTTTGATAATCGGCGGGGTGCCGCGCTTGCATGTGCGCGACATTGGTATCGCCGAGGTAGACGGGGGCATTATCTATGCCGGACAGCCCCAGGGCCGCCGCCACGCGCGGTGAGATCGCGCCAACCTTTTGCATTGACATGTCTTATTTCTCCGAAGCGTTGTCCTGCTCCATGGCCTGGGTGATGGCCCGGAGGATAAAGGTGTTTACTGATTCGCCCATGCTGTCTGCGTGGGCCTGGATGGATTCCTTCAAGCCGGATTCTTTCGGGGTGCGGATGGTGAGCCTGTCCATCGTGGCCAGGTACTTCTCCGCGCTTTTCTTGTTTTGTTCATAGGTCGGCATGGCTTCCCCTCCTTCCATGCTATTATATCACAAATAGCGTCTATGTCAACATAGATAAAACGGCAAAATGTTTTCCCTTATCTGCTATTGTTTTCTATGTCAACATAGAGTATAATAAATAATGTCAGGAGGGCACAACGCCCGCTGACAGAAAGGAGGGAAAGCCGATGGACAGGGAAACAAAAAAAGCCCTGCAAGAGCTGCTGAAGCTGTTGAGTGATCATCCCGACCTCGCAGAACGGATTACAATCACCATCAAGCCCGGCAAGCTGACGCAGAGCGGTCAGACCACCGACGAGAAGTAACTCGTCAAGTCTGGGGGCGGCGGGTGCGACCGCCGCTTCCCAGATGATTATAAACGACAATGACGAAAACGTCAAGGAGGATACGATCATGAACAACACCCGCCGCAAGTCCATTCAGAATATATACGACCGCCTGGAGGAACTGATGCAGGAGATCGAAGCCCTGCAAGAGGAAGAACAGGAAGCCCTCGACAACCTGCCGGAGAGCCTGCAAGAGAGCGAACGCGGCCAGGCAATGCAGGAGGCCGCCGACAACCTGGAAAGCGCAGCCAGCAGCGTGCAGGAGGCGCTCGACTACCTGGAGGAGGCCATGCAATGACCATGAACGCGCAGGCCGCCCGCCTGGAAGAAATCGCCCGGACAAACGCCAGGGCATGCCCTCCCCGCAAGTCCCTGGACGTAACCCTCACGGAGCTGGCGCTGGCCATCGTCGCCGCGCTGCTCCTGTCCCTGATCTGCTGCTGAACGAACGACACCGGGCCGGGCGGTATAACCCGGCAGAAAGGAAAGACGATGAAGAACGGAATCTGCCGCGTGATCTACGACAAGAATTATGATAGCTATGTCCTCGAACTGCAAAACAAAGGCGAGAAGGACTGGGGAACCGTTATGATTGCCAAGTGCCGTCCTGACAGCACGGGCGACACGACCCTCGTCCATTACACTTTCCTCACCGAGCTGCTCAAAACCGTATCCAACGGCTATGAACTTATTAACTGACCCGCCCGCCCGCTCCGGCGGGCTTTTTGTTTGTATGCAAGAATGATGCAAGTTTGCTGCAAGAATCGTGCAAGAATGATGCATATTTGACGCCCTGGAAAACCCCGCACGCCCGCTGTATCATATGGGCAAATACAGCAGCGGGAGGAGGGAAGGCAGATGGATTGCAACCATGCGGCCATCGACGAACGCGCCAAGCATCACCAGCGCATCCTCGACGAACACGAGCACCGGCTGAACGATCACGAGAAGCGCATCCGCGCGGAGGAGCGTCATTCGGGCGTCGTGGACGAGAGCGTGCGCAACGTGTGCCGCCGGGTCGATGGCTTGACCAAAGCCCTGTGGGCGGTCGCGGCTGCGGTCGGTTCCGCAGCGTTCGCCTATTTCTTCGACCTGCTGGCAAAGTGACGCGGGCAAGACCCGCACGAACAAAACAGAGGAGGCATCATCATGAATCTGGACATCATGGCTATCATCGAACAGTATGCGCTCATTCCCGTGGCCGCCGTCTGCTGGATGCTGGGCTGGCTGCTCAAAAACGTGTGGACGGGCTTCCCGAATCGCTTCATCCCTGTGGTGCTGCTGCCCATCGCCATCGTCGGCGTGCTGTGGCTCAACGGCTGGGCTGTGACCCCGGAGAACATCCTCGCGGGCATCTGCTCCGCCGCCGTGGCCGTGTATGCGCATCAGACCGTGAAGCAGATCACGGAAAAGGAACCGCCTGACGCTGGCGAAACTGCTGCCGGTGGTGGTCTGAATGAATAAGACCGGCGCAGGGCTTGCCAAGTGGGCGGAGGACATCATCGCAGGCGGAAAGCATGTGTACTGGTACGGCACATATTGCAACCCCTGCACGACGTCCCTGCTCAACGGCAAGACGCGGCAATACTCCGAACACTACACCGACAAGCGCCGGGCGACCTACGAGAAGCACATCCAGCAGGGCAAGACCTGCACGGACTGTGTGGGCCTGATCAAGGGCTATTATTGGGAGCTGGTCGGCGCCATCAAGTACAAGCGCGACGGCCTGCCCGACAAGGGCGCGAACGGCATGTACAGGGCGACCAAGATCAAGGGCAAAATCGCCGACGGCATCCCGGAAATCCCCGGCCTGCTGGTATGGACGAAAACCTTCGGGCATGTGGGCGTGTATGTGGGCGGCGGCTATGTGGTGGAGGCGCGCGGCTTCTCCTACGGGGTGCAGCGCAACGCCATGAATAAGCGAGGCTTCACTCATTGGGGCCTGTGCCCGTACATCACCTACACGGCGGAGGAGGAAGCCCTGGCCCGCGCTGCCATGGATGGCAAGGCGGAGGGCAACACCGCCCAGGACGCCCCGCAGGACGCGCAGAAACCGGCCCAGGAGGCCGCGAGCGTGCAGGGGGGTGTAAATATGCCCACCATTCGCAAAGGCGACAAGGGAACGGCTGTAAAGGTGCTCCAGCGCATGCTCATCATGAGGGGGTGCAAGCTGCCGCGCTATGGATGCGACGGCCAGTACGGCGCGGAAACGGTGGAGGCGGTCAAAGCCTACCAGACGACCCACGCGCTGCACCCGGACGGCATCTGTGGCCCGCTGACATGGGCCGCCCTGGCGGGGTGATCATGTGGCAGACAAGGCCAAAATGGGGCGGGCGTCTCTCTATGACGCAAAAATAGCCCCGAACCTTGACACGATCAAGGCCATGGCCCAGGTGGGCATCACCCAGGCGAAGATGCGCGAAATCCTGGGCGTGAGCAAAACCACATGGGAAAAGTACAAGCGGCAGGAAAAAGCACTTTCCGACGCTTTGCTGGCCCAAAAAACCGCCCCCATCCTGGACAGGACGGAGGAGGTCAAGGAGCTGGAGGAAAGCATGAAAATGCTTGCCCACGGCTTCACGCGAAAACAGATTCGATTCATCAACACGCGGGACGGCATCGAGGAAGTGGTGGAGGAGGTTTACTACCCTCCGAACTTCCAGGCCCTCCGCTTCCTCCTGATGAACTGGGGCGGCTACATGTCCGAACCTGCTGCCCAGGCGCAGCGGGAAAAGGAATTCGCCCACAAGCAGGAGATGGACAAGAAAAACGACTGGTAAAGGGGTGTCACATATGCCGAAAATCTGGGGGCACCGGAGCTGCAAAAGCCTGAAAGAGGTGCCCAGCAAAGAAGCCTACGACGTGCACGGCCACGGCAAGATCACGCGGGGCGGCAAAATCTCCGGCGTGAACAAGCCCATGCTGCTGATCACCGACGCGGAGGGCAACATCGTGGCCGCGACGGAGATCGCCGCTGACCTGACCATCACGGGCACGCTGACGGCATCGAAAATCGTCGGGGCGGTGTATGGCTGATGTATAAACGCACGATCACCGGCACCATTTCCAAGTACAACAACACCGACCTGAAGCCAGGCGCCTATGCCATCTTCACGGTCGACACTGACACCGGCCCGGCAGAGGACAATGCGCGCCCGGTGTCGGCGCGGCTATCCGCAAGCGAAATCAGATGCTACGCGACGACGGCCTTCCTGGCGGTTCGCTTCGATGGGCCGACGGGTGCAACCGTGGCGAATACGAACGAGCTGTCCGGGGATAGCACCATCCACGCGGAGGACTTCACGCTGTCCGACCTGGCGACCGATCTGCTGACGGCGGAACCGTCGAGCGTGTATCTGTGCGTCGTGGCGACCAGCGGCACCGGCAACAAGGTCAATTTTCGCGACGGGTGCGCAATTTCCCTGGAAATCGACTACGCGCTGCCGCCGGAGCTGCTGCCCTACACCGACCCCGTGCTTATCGCAGGCGTGACCCAGGTCAAGGCGCGGCACATGCAAGAGCTGCGGACGAACATCAACTTGCAGCGCGACGGCCTGCGCATGGCCCCGTATTCTTTTTCGACCATCCGGGCGGGGTATACCAGCCTCGCGGACTGGACGGCCCATGTGGAGGAAATGCGGGCGGCTATCGACGAAACCGGCGTGCAGCATGATGCATGGATTGCGATTCCTGTCAACTGTCCGACGGCTGCGGTCATTGAGCAGCTTCGTCGGGTGGTGGAGGCGATACTGTGAAGCGGATAACCAACCTCGCGGACTTCTACCGGACGGACGAATGGGAGGCGCTGCTCGCTGTCCTGTCCCTGGAGCGGGCGAACGACGCGGGCGACATCATTTGCGAGCATTGCGGCAAGCCCATCGTGCTGAAATATGACCGCATCGGCCATCACAAAAAGCACCTGACCCTGGGCAACGTGAACGATGCAAACGTATCGCTCAACCCGGAGAACATCGCCTTCGTGCATCATCGCTGCCATAACGAGATTCACGAGCGCTTTGGATTCGGGAAGCCCAACATCCGCCAGCCGAAAAAGGTGTATCTGGTGCATGGAAGCCCATGCAGCGGAAAAAGCACCTACGCGGCCAGCGTGGCCGGGCAGGGTGATCTCATCCTGGACATGGACGCCATCTGGGCATGCATCAGCGCCAACGCCCAGGGCATCCATGCCGGGCATGACGACCGGCTGCGGCAGAATGTTTTCAAGGTTCGGGACTGCATCCTGGACATGATCAAGACCCGCTTTGGCGAGTGGCAGAACGCCTACATCATCGGCGGATACCCTCGCATCATGGAGCGGGAGCGCATGGCGACGCTTTACGGCGCGGAGATAGTCCACATTGACACGCCTCGCGACGTCTGCGAGCTGCGGGCGGCTGAACGCCCGAAAGAATGGCGCCAATACATTGCGTCCTATTGGGACGCATACCAGGAATAACACCCGGCCCGCACGTCGAAGGGCTGCGTCCCGCGCGGCGTATTTGTAGGCGTGCGCGCCGGGGATAACAGGGGGATGGAGACCGTGGAGACCGCGAAAAAGAAGATTATCGAAATAACCGTGCGGGACAAGGTAGCGACCCACGTCGGCGACGACTTCTATGTCTGCGGGAATACCGACTACGAGGTGCATTTCGACTTTGACGAAGAATGGGACGCCCTGGACGTCAAGACGGCGCGCTTCATCGCCGACGGGAATGTCCTTTATCCTGATCGGGTTTTTAGCGGCAGTGTCTGCTCGTTCCCGGACAACCCGCCTATTTCCAACACGACCAGCGTCCGCGTGGGCGTGTTTGCGGGCAACCTGCACACGACCACACCGGCCCGCATCCCTGCGGCAAAGTCCGTCCTGTGCGGCACGCCTACACCTGCGGCGCCAGAGGAGGACGCTTACCACGAGGCCATGGAGGAAATGGCGAAGGTGGCCACCGAGGCGCGCACCAAGGCAGCAGAGAGCACCCAGAGCGCGGAAGCATCTGCAAAGAGTGCTGAAACATCCGCCCAGAGCGCCAAGGAATCCGCGCAAAGCGCGGTGGAGGCTGCAGCATCCGCCCAGGACAGCCGCCGGGCGGCGGAGGTTGCCTGGCAATACTCCGCCAATGCGGACGCCCAGGCCAAGGCGGCGGGCGAATCTGCCAGCGATGCAGCAGCAAGCGCATTGGCAGCAGAAAAGGCCAAGCAGACTGCCATCGACAACGCGGACGACGCGGAGGCGGCAGCAAGTGACGCCCAGACCTGGGCAGGCCGCGCGGAGGCGTTTGCAGGCAATGCAGCGACGTCCGCCAGCAACGCCGAGACCGCTGCTGTCACATCCACCAAGAGCGCTGTAAGCGCAGCGGACAGCAAGACCCAGGCGGCGGAGATAGTCCGCGAAATGACAGGCGGCGTGGGCGGCCTGTACATCGTTTGCGTGAATGAAGATCTCATGTCCAACCGGACGCAAGCGGAAATCATCGCAGCTATCGAAGCAGGAAAGACTTGCATCATGGTAGACCCATTCGGCGAGGTTCACACCTGCTATGGCATGGATGAAAAACGTCCGGCATTTGTTGCTTATCGTCCTGGCAAAGTTGGCATCTGGGAGAGCCGCAAATTCGTCGAGACCGACGGAACGGTGACGGCGAAAATGTTCACCCCGGCAACGACTCCGAATCCGGCACCCTTGCTCATCAAGGGAGAGGTGGAGACGCGTTACGACGGCAGCGAGATGGTCGTGGTGACGATTCCCTCCGGAGGCGATGGAGGCGGCGTCCCTGACCCTGGCACGGCACATCAGCAGCTCGTGAGCGATGCGGACGGACGCGCTGCCTGGCAGCCCTTGACGCACTATGTGGAGACCGTCAACGTCGTGGTGCTTGCAAACATCAGCCTGACGACCTCCGACGGCACGGCCTACCTGATCACACCACCCGCTGCGGAGCCGACCGCAGGTGGCAAGTATAACGTCACCTGGAATGGCGCGTCCTATGAATGCGAGGGCGTTGCCTATGATATGGATGGCGTGCCTTGTGTGTACATGGGCAACGCGGCAGGCATGGGCGGCGAGGACACGGGCGAACCCTTCGCAATGATTTTCCTTCCTGCGGACACCGCCGCTGTCATGGGCGCGTATGCAATGATCGTCCCGATGGATGGCGCGACGGAGATCGAGTTGTCTATCAGCGGACAATCGGAAATCGTGCACAAGCTCGACGATAAATTCCTCAATGGCCGGAATAACAACATCGAAAACGGCACCGGCGCTAATTCCCTGCGGCAGCGGAGTGCAGCCGCCGAGGGCGACGGGTACACGCTGGGTGTTTCGGCAATGGCAACGGGCCGAGGCACGAAGGCGAGCGGCCTTGCTGCTCATGCGGAGGGCAGAGACACAACCGCAAGCGAAGACAGCAGCCACGCCGAGGGCAGTGGCACAACCGCAAGTGGCATGTATAGCCACGCAGAGGGTGAAAGAACAACCGCAAGCGGTGGCGCCAGCCACGCAGAGGGTCGTCTGACGACTGCAAGCGGCAGCCAAGCCCATGCGGAGGGCAGAGACACAACCGCAAGCGGCGCGGCATCCCACGCCGAGGGCAGCAGCACAACCGCAAGCGGCGACTATAGCCATGCCGAGGGCAACGGCACAACCGCGAGCGGCTTGCATAGCCATGCCGAGGGTAGCAGCACAACCGCCAGCGGCAGTCATAGCCACGCCGAGGGCTGGCACACGATTGCTGCAAGCCCGTACCAGCATGTGCAGGGCAGGTTCAACGTCGAGGATACAACGGGCAAATACCTGCACATCGTGGGCAATGGCGGGCACGACGAGAACCGCAGCAATGCGCATACGCTTGACACAAGCGGCAATGCGTGGTATGCGGGCACGGTGGAAGGGACGGCGCTTATCATTTCCTCGCCGAATGGTACGCGCTTCCAGATTACCGTTGACGACACTGGCGCGCTGACTGTGGCTGCGCTTTAATGGTAGACCATCCCCCCCGTCGAGAAATCGGCGGGGCGAGAGGGGAC